ACTTGATGTTGTCCGCGTACAGGTCGGTCTGCTCCGCACCGGTCGGGGTCTCGGTCACGTTTGTGAGACCCGACCAGGCGACACCCTTGCCGTAAGCGCCAGTGGTGGGATTGACGGCGAAGAGGACCCCACGGTCCACACCAGTCTCATAGAACTTCTTGCCCGTCTCGTCCCATGTAAGGGCTGCCATCTATACTCCTTGGTATATGTTGAACACGTCGTGATGAAGGTTGTGCGAGACGAAGTGCCTCTCGAAGGTGCACATGGGCATGCCTGCCAGGACGTCCAGCACCGGCTCGTCGGGATTCCTGCTGATGAGGGTGACCGAATAACGCGGTGTGTACATCCAGTTGGCGTTGTCCCCGAACTTCGAGTCGGCTCGACTCCGTTCGTACACGATGCACGGGTAGGTGAGCTGGACGGACTCCGGGGGTTGGAAGTAGACGTTCCTAGAGCCCAGTACCTCGACGAGTTTCTGGTGGAACTCAAGGCGTTGGGCCATTGTACACCTCTCCGAGGTTGAGGATGAGACGGGGGCGGCGGACCTCCACGTTTGTGACGACCCAGCGCGCCCCCATCCATCTCACATACTTGATGGCGAAGAAGTTCTCCTCGGCGTAAGAGTCGGCCAAGATGGAGATCTCGTTGTTGAGTCGGAGATTCTGGAGAACCTTCGGCTCGCTGTCGTACTGCTTCTGGGAACGGTTCACGTCCCCGTAGTACTCCCTCTCCGTGACCTTGTCCTCGAACACTCCCGGCGATGTCTCGACGGCGTGCCCGTAACCTATGCTTCCGAAGAATCTTGCCATTTTGACCGGATCAGGCCGCAGCCTTCTCGATGACGATCGCGGACTTGTACTTCGTCAGCGAGCCCGAGCAACGAGCCTCCAGCAGGTACTTCTGCTGGTTGAAGTCGATGTCGAACTGCTCGAAGAAGGAGGTCTCGCCACCCTTGTCCGCACCCAGGGTGTAGTCCTGCATGTTAACGATGATGCCGAGCAGGTTCTGGGTCTTACCCCCGACCTCGCGCTTGGCCCCCTCCATGACCTCAACCTCGATGACATCCGAGACGTTCAGGGCGTTGGCAACAGCCTGCTTGGTCTCGTAGATGTAACGCTGGTTGATGTCCTTGATCTCGAGCATGTCGCAGACGAAGGCGTTCGTGGTGAACAGAACCGGCATGCCGGAGCCCTTATAGAACTTCCGAGAACGACGAACGGCGTCGATGATGTCGGGAGTCTTGGCGTCCTTGTCGATCAGGACCTTGTGGGAGAACAGCTCGTCATCCTTCCAGATTGGACGGATGTTGGTCTCCTTGATCTTGTCGGGGTTGGACACCTCACGGCCGTCACCAATCAGGACGGCGCGTGCGAGCTCCTCCTCGAGGGCCAGGCGAAGGTTCTGCTGCATCCAGGCAACGACGTTGAACGTGGTGATGTCGAGGACATCGTCACGGTCAATCTTCGTCTTGTTGTAAACAGTCGTCGGCTCGGTCTTCCGGTTGGCGACCTCGTAGACGACGTCCTTCTTGCGGCTGGCCTTGACGTAGCCCTTGGCCCGTAGGTCATCAGCGGTCAGGTTGGACCACTGGGTCTTGACGCGGGAGAAGGGGCTGTGCTTGGCGCCCTGGAGAACCTTGGAAACCCAAGAGTTCTCGCGCATGATGCGCTGGGGCTCCGGGTCCAGGTTAGTGGCATCCGGGAACAGCAGCTCCGGGTTCTTGATACCGTAGTCCGCGGCGTGAGCCAGGACGGCGGTGCGGAGCGTCATGCCAGGCTTACGGGCCTCGGCGAAGATAAGCTCCTCGTCGGCGTGAGAGAGGTGCGGGCCCATAGCGGCACGAGCGTCGCCCTCGAAGATGTTGGAATGCATCAGAGTATCACCCCCGAAGTCGCCGTGTTCGGCGTCCTCATCGTAGTCTTCGTCGTCATAGTCCTCATCGAACTCTTCGTCCTCGTCGAAGTCCTCATCCTCGGCATCAACGTCACCGCTGATCTCCTCGATAAGGGCTGCAACAGCCAGACGCTGGTCAGCGTCGAGGGTCTCGAGGACATCGGCGACCGTGAGGTCGTCCTCGTCGTAAACCTCGTCTTCGTCCATGGATTCTGTGTCCTCCGTTGTTTCTCCGGAATCGTGCGAGAGCGTGAGACCGGAATAAATGACGGCCTCGTCCTCGGACTCGGTCCATGAACCATCCGAGTGCTCCAGAGCAACGTTGTCGATCAAGGCGCCCGGGTTGGCCCCGGACAGGACCATGGAAACCTCGACGATGTTGCCGTGAATAACGTCAGCCCCTCGCTGGTCGAGGCGGTTGGCGTAGATCGAGAGAGCCTTGACGTCGCCGTGCTTCACGAGCTCCTTGGCGTTCTCGGCGCCAGGAGTATCGTTGAAAGCGCAGTAGGCGTAAACGCCCTCATCCCGATTCTCGAGCAAAGCATGCCCGAGAACGTTGTCGACGGCGTTGTGCCCATGCTGCCATACAAGCGGCACGCGCTGGCCGTCATTCTCCTTGAACGCATTATGCTTGATAGTGCGTCCGTCGGAGCAGGTCAGGTCGTTCTTAGTGGCCCAGCCACTGAAGTCGAACTTCATCCTTCTCCTCTGACTTGGCTCATCGGCATGCTGAGCACTGACTGAACATCCGGACCAGAGGCCGGAATATCCCCCTCGCCGTCCAGGGAGGTATCACCCATCTGAGGGTTGATGTTCGGGTTCTGCAACTGATCCGCCTGCTCGTTCGGGGATGGCGGCAGACCAATCCTCGTACGGGCCTCGTTCGGCGTGATGACCTGGTCTCTGAGCATGGTGTCCAGAGACGTGACGATCTGGCTCGGAGGAACGTTCTTGAACGGGTCGCGGATGTACTGTACGGCCTGCCCCTGGGTTCGCGCAGTCTTCGTTAGGAAGGCCTTGCTCATCCCGTCGGCGAGTGCCGAGAGTACAGGCTCCACGGCCCGGTTCCAATAGTGCGTCCAGACGATCTCCGTCGCAGTGCCCTTGAAGACATCCTCCGAGATACCCAGTCGACTCATGAGCTCGGCGGTGAGGAACTTGATCTGATCGAGCAGGTTGTTCTCCGCCGGGCGGTTCAGCTGAGTAATCTTCTCGGAACCGTCAGTGTAGGCGATCCCATGACCGCCCTTGCCTAGCTGGTCCTCGATAGACTGAATGCGGTTCTCCGCCCGCTGGCGCATGGCTTCGGTCTTGACGACGTAGGGGAGCTGGATGATGATGTCCAGCTTTCCGGTGTACGTCTTCTCGTCGGCCAGGTCCAGCATGGAGAGCTTGCGGCTCAGTCGCTTGAGTGTCGAGTTCGGCTTGTTCATCACCTCATAGAGAGGATTCTCGATGATGGCGACGGTGCGCTTCGGCAGGATCACCCGCTCCTTGGTGGAGCGAGCCTGGTTGTAGACCTCAACCTCGACCTGCTCGGGGAACCACTGCGTGATCCGCCCAACTCGCAGTTGCTTGATGTCGAAGCTGTTGTTGGTCCTCGGGTCCAGGTCCGACTCGACCGGAACGATTGCGATGACACCCTCGTCGAACAGGGACAGCACGGCATCCTGGATGAAGGCCCGGCCACTCTGATCGATGTTGGGTTCCAGCATCAGGCAGTCGTTCAGGGCCGACCGCCGAACACCAACAAACGTTCCATTTTGAGCTGTGTCGACATGTCGGATCGGCGTGGCGGACACGTCAATGGCGATCATGTTGAACAGCGACGAGATGATCGACTTGTCGGCCGTCCATCCGAGCGCGAGCCGGTCGGCCCGTACGGAGTAGGACGGACCGAGGTGCGATCGATCGATGTCCCTGCCAGTGAAGGCGTTGTAGGCGTGCTGTAGTCTATCTCGCAGTCCTATGTCCTTCACCTCCTAGTCGAACATGTCCTTGTTGAGTTTGTAAGCGACCCAGGCGTCCATCAGGGCGGCAACCGAGTCGATCTTGTTCTCCCGTCGGGCCTTCAGGAGCTTGCGGTTCCCGTTGGTGTCCTCCAGGGTGATGGCGTTCCCCATCGTGAAGGTCATCATGGACTGGTCGAAGAGGAGCTTGCGGTCCTCCGCCATGTCCTTGATCTCACCGAGGGGCACAGACTCGGTCCGGGCTCCCTGGATCACCTTCTCGATTCCGAACGGTCCGTTCTCGTTCTCCCAGCGAGTCACGAACTCCTTGGCGTTGTACGGGTCGAACCCCAGACAGCGCACGTCGTACTCGCAATCAGCGATGAACGCCTCGAGGTCTTCGTAGACGTTCATCATGTCAAGAACCGTACCCTCGAGCACCATGAGCGAGCCCTCCTGCAGGAACTCCTCGTACTTCTGACGAGTCGCTCCCGGGAGGCGCAGCATGGTGCGCTCGGAAATGTAGCAGCGCGTCTTGACGCCAAACCTGCCCCGGCTGAGGGGGAACAAGAATGTGAAGGCGGTGAAGTCATCGCCTTGTGACAGGTCGACGCCAATGGAGCAAGGCATGCCCCAGAAATCCTGACGGTTGTGCCGCAGGGTCTCCTCGTAGGTGAAGAAGTAAGTATACCCCTCCATGGGAATGCCGAACCTCTTGGCCAGGATATCGTTCCTAGCCGCAGGCACGTGTTCCGCCCGTTCGACGTCTCGCTGATATGTCTCGTAGGAGACGGTGGCCCCGAGATTGGGTTGGGCCTTCAGCCAGGTCGACGGATCCCCGACCTCCTTGAGGTCATCGAGCCTGTAGTAGAAGATGGATGTGTGAGGATCCGAGTACTCCCCTCGAAGAATGTTGAGGAGCTCCATCTTCATGTTGTCGCCGGCCGAGTTCCTGACGGTACCCTCCGAGGACACCGCCAGGATAAGCCAGTCGTCGACCTTGGACGCCCCCTGCTCGATGGCGCCGACCACGTCTTCACGAATATCGCCCGAGAGCCACTCGTCCACCGTGTTCATCTTGGTGCGGAGGCCCTGGAGCTTGTCGATCGACATGGGTCGGACCTCGAGCAGGCTGTTGGTCATGAAGTTCTCGATCCCCTTCTTGGTGGGGACGAGCTTCTGCCTGAGAGCGCGGCTGCCGGTCGTGTTCTGGAGAGACCCCTGAGTCATGAAATCGAACAGGGGACCCTTGGCTCTTGTGATGGCGGTGCGGAAGGGCTGCATGACCTCCTCGGCCTGCTTCATCGTCGGCGCAGTCGTCACCTGGTGGGTGGTCGACGTGTCGATCGTGAGAAAGTAGGCTTGGAGAAGGGTTTCGTACAGAGACTTCGCCCCGCCTCGGGCGACGATGATGTACTGCTTGTTGATGAGTCGCTGCTTCACCCGGCGTTTCTCGAAGTGGCCGCCAGCCTTCGTCTTGTTCGGGACGTAGACTGATCGCTCGGTGAAGATCCACCATCCGAAGATCTGTTCAGCCCAGAGCTTGAAGCTCGGTAGGAGTCGAAGATCGGATCCGTCGGTTAGAGTCATCTCCGCTTCCGCGAAGCGGATGAACCCCTCCACAGCGTCGCTATCGTAATAAAAGCCGGGATTGCGAATCCGATCATCTATCCTGTTCATCTCCATCTCGATCTCCTTGCAGATCGGAATCCGACCTGCGAGGACATCGTCTCTGAACTCAGCGTAATATCGCGGGGTAGCGGTATTGGACAACATGGTCAGCGGCGACGCTTCTTGCCGCCATTGAGCTTCTTGTTAAGCGCCCGGGCTCCAGCCGCTCCGGCAATGTTCCCAGCAACTTGAACGCCCACTCCGGCGGCAGCAATCTTAGCTAGTTTCTTAGCCGCGTCGCCCTTCCCGCGAACAACCTTGGTTCCACTGGTAGCGAGCTTCCTATATCCGACGCCCTTACCTGGCTGGACAACATGAGTCGAAAGCGCCTTGCCGGGAGCCTTCTTACCAACCTTGGATTTGGCTGCTCCCGCGGCGGACTTGGTGGTCTTCAGCTTCTCAGCTGCGCCCTTGACATTGGCCGACTGAGCCTTAGCGAACCGCNATTTGGCTGCTCCCGCGGCGGACTTGGTGGTCTTCAGCTTGCGGCGGACTTGGTGGTCTTCAGCTTACTGAGCCTTAGCGAACCGCTTGGCCTGCGCTGTCTTGACTCGAGCCTGAGCGCCTAGGTTACGACCTTTACCCTGGGCGTACTTCTTGGCAGAAGCCCCGCCCTTCTTAGCCAGGCCTGCGAGCTGCTTGCCCTTGCCGGACTTGTGCAGGTAGTATCCAGCTCCAGCGGCTGCTGCCGTTCCGAGAACACCGGCAATAGCGGCTTTCTGCTTGCGGGAGAGCCCCTTGCGCTTCTTGGTTGATCCGGCGCCTCCGGAAGAGGCTCGCTGCTTGCGAACGCCCCACTTCATGCCTTTGACGCCATGGTGAGCGAGGACCTCGTCCTCGTCGATGAAGAACAGTGTGTCTGTCATGTCATAGTCCTACCGTTTGAACCGTTTGGCGCCCTGGATGGCAGCGGATCCACCCCGGCTAGCCGCCTTCTTCAACCCTTTCTGGATTGCGTTCTGCAGAGTGTTGGCTGCGGCATCCTCGACCACCTTCCCCGCCTTGGCGCGGTAGCGCTCCATCCGAGTCTGGGTCAGCTGACGGTACTCATTCTCTAACCGGAGGCGGTTGTTGACCCGCCTGAGCTGATCATCGGACATACCATCTATTTTGGCCTGCTTTTTGGAAGTCCACCTCTTCGCGCCCTTGATGCGAGACTTGCGGATTCCCCAGCGCATACCCCTGACGCCGTAATGCATCAGCTCCGAATGGCCCATTCGCTTGTTATGCCCCTTCTTGTAGTACCTACGAGCGGCTTCAGCGAGAGTCGTGTCCGTTGAATACGTCTTGCCCAGCTGTCCGCTGTCGAGTTCGTTGTAATACTTCTCTCGACGCTCGGTAGCAGTGAGCTGACGGTTGCGCTGGTTTCCAAGACGCCAGTCACGAGCCGCTTTTGCTTGCGCCTTGCGCTTCTTGATGAAGGCCTCAATCGTAGCGATGTCGTGGTCACCATACTTAGCCTTGAGTTTGGCTTCGTACTTGGCGCGGCGCTCGGCATTCCGCTGCTCACGACTCTTCCGAGCGCCCTTGCGCATCCCCTTAACCCCGTAGTGCATGAGTTGGTCACTCATGGAGTCTCCTTCTGCAGGTTGATACGCCAGGCGTACTCCTGAAGCTGCTTCTCGATCGCCGTTACGACGAAAGAGTTCGCGGGCGGGTCGAATACGAGCCGCACTTGCAGGTACAGGTACGTCTTGACAGCCTCAACGTTCTTCGTGACACCCGTGAGGTACTGATCCCAGGTCTCTGTCTTTCCGGTGATCTTGAACGAGGGGAGACCGATCTCCTCTGCGAACATGAGCGCCGTATTTATGTGGAGAATGATCTCCTGATCGAAAGCCGTATAGTCCTCGGTGATACCGAGAGCCTTCTTGATGTCATTCAATATCGAATCAGCCACGGTCACCTCCAGGGTATCGTGTCGTTCGGCGTTCTCTCGACTAGAGGCTTGGGTAACAGGCTCGCGTCGCCGAAGTGAATCGCGTTATGTGTATCGTGTCGCACGCAGACCAGGTATTCGGGGTCAAGGATGTCGGGATTGAACTCTCCCTCGAGGTCCTCGGGCCGAATCGGGTTCATGTGATGAACAAGAATCTTACCGTAGATGTCGTGACCCGGGACCCCGAGGTCGCATGCGTCGTCTCTAAGGATAACCTTCTGTCTTGCTTGACGCCATTCGGTCGAGTGGTAGAAGGATTGGTTCAGATATCGTTCGAAACCGAAGGTCTGATCTCCTGGATCCTGGTTGAGACGTAGGTACTCGTACCGATCCTCGAAGGATTCGATGCGAGAGAGTTCACTGAAGGTCCGAATCCGACTCAAGACCCACACCTCCTCCGGCGTAGGACTTGAATGCCTCGAGAACCTCCTTGTAGGCCTCCTCCCCTCGTGCTGAGGCCGCCAGAGCGTCGGCTTTGGCCTTGAGCATGTCGTTCTCGGCCTTGATTCGCTCCTGCTCCAACCGCTCACGGCTCGTGGCGAGCTTGAGGTAGTGCGTGATGATGGAAGGAGGAGCCGTGCCGTCCAGTAGCATCTCCTCGGCTCGCTGGACTGCGAGCGAAATGAGTTGATTCTCCTGCTGCTCCGGAGTGGCGGCCCGTCCTCTGGGTGACTTCTTGGCCCTTGCCACGGAGTTCTCTCCTATTCCGGGTTCCTTTGCTGTTTCCGAATCCGGGTTTCAGGTAGGACAGGACGACTTGCGTACCCCTCGTTGGGTAGAAAGGAACGAACGCAAGAAGACCCCAACGACACAGGTCGTCCTGTCTTATCCGAAACCCGGATTCGGCGTGCCCAAACCTACCTCCGGGGAAAATGCGAGGAGATCGGAAGAGCGGTT